CAGTATCGGCAACAGTTTCTGCATCTCAGGCCCAGATCGAGCTTTTATGCAGGGTATTTGCTGAAACTGGCATGAAGCCACTTTTTAAGAAGATACTGAAACTTCTGCATAAGCACCAGGAAAAAACAAGGATGGTTCGTTTGAGGAACCAATGGGTGCCCATTAATCCAAAAGTATGGGACTCAAACATGGATGTCAGTGTTAATGTGGCATTGGGTCTTGGAACAACAGAAGAGAGGATGCAGATGCTTGAAGCTATTTCATTGAAGCAGGCAACAATCCTCAATGAGCAGGGGGTGGATAATCCTTTGGTAACAAATCAGCAGTACCACAATACCCTGACCAAGATGACAGAATTATCGGGTTATAAAGATACACAGAGTTTTTGGACCGATCCGGCAACATATCAACCTCCAGAACCAAAACCACCTGAACCTACACCAGATGAAATATTTGCAAAAGCACAGGCAGATAAGGTTCGTGCCGATATGGAAGTGGATCAGGCAAAACTGACACTGGATCGTGAAAAGATGATACGTGAAGACGATCTGGCACGAGACAAAATGGAATCTGACTTGGAGATGAAGGTTAAGGAACTTGAGAACAAGTATCAGACTACCATCGACCAGACAGAGATAAGAGGAATGATGGAACGGGATCGGGAGCAGATAAAAGCTGAAGCACAACAGATGCTGGCACAACAGCAGCAGCAACAGCAACCACAACAACAAGAGATGGCACCACCGATGCCAATGCCTCCGAGTGATATGAATCCACAACAGATGGGTCCACCAATGGAGCCGATGCAGAATTAGATGACACGAACACCGAAGGATAAACGGGTAAAAAAAGGTGCAGATGCAGAACGTCTGCTAAACGATCCAATAATTCAGGAAATATTTGAAACATTGGAATCACGATACAACAACGCTTGGGTCTCTTCAAATTTAGATGACACTCAGAAAAGGGAGACTATGTTTTTAGCTCTTCATGCTTTGGGAGAATTTAAACTTGAGTTGGAGTCCTTGATTTTAGGGGGCAAATTAGCCCAAAACGAGTAACAACGTGGGTGGGTAATCAGGCAACTGAATAGACCCCTTATCTCACAAGAAAGGAAATATGGCTGAAGAAATCGTTGACGGCAATAACCTACAAACAGGGTCTGAACTTAACGAGGCAGCAAAAATTTGGGGCAACGAACTGGCCTTAGAGAACGGTGAGGAATTGCCGGTGAACGAAGATAACCAGTTGATGTCAGAGTCTGAAGAAGAACCAGACTTAGAGGATGTGCAGGAAGAAGAGTATGAGGAGGATGAGGAAGAACCAGAGGAGCAGCTTTTTGAAGTCAAGTCCGATGGAGAAACCAAATCCGTCACCTTACAGGCATTACAAGACAATTTTTCCAAAGGTGAGAATTATACTCAGAAAAGCCAAAGCCTAGCAACAGATCGAAAGGCTTTTGAGCAGGAACAGGCAGACTCAAGACAAATGAGGGAACAAGCAATCTCCATCCTTGAGCATGCCAAAGCACAGACTCAACCTGAACAGCATGATAGTGCTTATTGGGAAAATCTTAAAGACACCGATCCGATGCAGTGGATGATGGAACGGGATGCTCTAAGAGAAGGTCAGATGCAGGAACACCAACGGTCCATTCAACTAGAACAGTTGAGGGCACAGGAGGCTGCAGAAAGACAACTTGAAAAGGAGCAATTTGTATCCTCACAACATAACGAGCTTAAATCCCTCGTTCCTGAGTGGGATGATACAAAAGTGGCTGATGCAGAAAAGAAGTTGGTTCTTGAGTGGGCAAGCACAACAGGTAAATTCACAAAAGAAGAGTTGGATAATGCCTATGATGCCAGAGCAGTTGCAACAATGAGAAAAGCAATGAAATATGACCAACTTACTGAAAAACGTAAAAGCCTTAAACCCGTCCAACGTCAAAATTTAAGAGCAGGATCACAGTCTGGAGAACCCAGTAAAATGAAAGCTGGAAAGGCAGCACAGAGACTTAAAAAATCTGGCAGTGTCGAGGATGCTGCTGGAGTATTCTATAACATGATTCGTTCAAAATAACAATAAGGAGTAATTATGGCAGCTATAGCTGGAACATACCAAACTTACACGGCAATTGGTCGTAGAGAAGATTTGGCAAACACAATTTATAATATTTCACCTTCAGATGTGCCTTTTATGTCAATGATCGGCAGGTCGAAGGCAACTAACACTTTAACAGAATGGCAAACGGATACCCTTGCTGCAGCAGCACATAATGCACAGATCGAGGGAGATTTGTATGCATTTTCTGCTGTTCCTGTAACAACGAGACTCTCAAACCATACCCAAATCTCATCCAACACAGTGATGATTTCTGGTTCTCAGCAAGCAAGTAACAATGCTGGCAGAGATTCAGAGATGGCACTTCAGCTCGCAAAAAATTCTAAGCAATTAAAGCGAGATATGGAAACTGTACTCACCCAAAACGTAGGCAAAAGTGCTGGCACAGCAACAGCAGCCCGTAAAACAGGTGGGTTGGAGACTTGGACTTCTTCTAACGTAAGTCGTGGTGGTGGTTCAACAGTTGGTTCTGGTGCAGGTGCAGGTGCAGCCCCAGTGGATGCAACTACAAAAAGAGCTTTCACAGAAACCATTCTGAAGGCAGTAATTCAGGCAACATACTCAAGTGGTGGGGACCCATCCGTTTTAATGGTTGGTCCATATAACAAGGGTGTGGTAAGTGCTAGTTTCGGGGGCCGTACCTCGGCACGTCAGATGATTGGGGCAACAAAAATCCAGGCAGCAGCAGATTTGTATGCTTCTGACTTTGGAGATTTGAAAGTTATCCCAAATCGTTTCCAACGTGAACAATCTGCATTTGTTCTGGACCCTGAGTATTGGTCTGTAGCATATTTCAGAGATTTCAAGCAAGAAGACATAGCAAAAACTTCTGATGCAAACAAAAAGGCACTTTTAGTGGAATATGCACTAATTGCCAAAAACCAAGCAGCCTCCGGCATTTGTGCCGATCTGACTGTTTCGTAATATGTCTGCAAGCAGGAAAACTCTGCTCGATTGGTCTCAGGGGAGGACGGAAGTCTTCTCTTGGGATCAACACGATAAGAGCTTTACGATTGAGTCAACAGAGGACGTTGAACCTATCATAAAGCTGGCAAAGGATATGTCTGAGCTACAACCGTCAAAAGGAATACGGCACTCAGCATGTATCCCTAGATTCGTTTTAGATCAATCATTACGGGAGAAATGGTCACCAAAAGACTGGAAGGTATGGGCAAACGATCCGGCAAACAAGATGTTTCGGACGTGGCCCGGAAGACTCTGAAAGTTGCAGTTTTAATACCTTCATTTTCTGGATTCTGGCCTGCTAAGTTCGGTGAGAGTTTAGCAAATATGGTTCAGCATTTTCAGAAAAGTGATTTTGAGGGAGAACACGAAATAAAAGTCTTTGCCCAAAGTGGCAGGGTAATACCAGAAATAAGGCATCATTTAATCGGTGATGCAATCGGATGGGAAGCAACACATGTCCTTTTTTTATCCACAGGATTGGTTTTCCCAGAAGATTCACTACATAGGATGCTGGCACGAGGAAGAGCAGTGCTTGGGGTAAATTATTTACGTAACCCTTCTTTCGGAGAATTTGCTGCTTACCGGGGTAACGGAACGGTTGTTCCTGACCCATCAGCACCAGAAACTGAGGAAGTGGATGGTGTGGCACTTGGCATGGTTTTATTCAATATGCCAGTATTTGATGTTCTGGATATACCATTTTTTGAATACAAACAGATTGGAAGTACACCAGGGTTCAACGAGGACCACATACCATTCTGGGATCAGTGTAAAGAAAAAGCAATACCCTGTGTTATTGACCACGTTCTCTCACAGGATGTAAAGGCATTAAATTATGGTGAAACATGGCATTAGCAAATTATACTGACCTGAAAGCATCAGTTGCAGATTTCTTGAACAGGTCCGACCTCAGTTCCGTAATCCCAGATTTCATCACACTGGCAGAAGCAGATTTTAACAGGACCTTGAGGGTACGGGAAATGTCTGTTCGGACACAAGGCCAGATTGATGGTCAGTATGTGAAACTGCCGGATGATTTTCTTGGAATGAGGAACATTGAGTTGATGACTGATCCAGTGACTCCACTTGAGTATAAAAACCTCCAGAACCTGGATATACATCGTAGAAACGACAAGACGGGTAAACCAATTTATTATTCAATTATGCAGAATAATATCGAGTTTGCACCTGTCCCAGATGGAACATATACACTTGAGATTGTGTATTACCAAAAGATTCCGACACTTTCTGCAAACCCAACGAACTGGTTATTAACTAATCATCCAGATGCATATCTTTATGGAACTTTAATGCATTCTGCCCCTTACCTGCAACAGGATGAAAGAGTAGGAATCTGGGCTGGGAAATACCAGCAGATTATTCAGCAAATCACAACATCGGACGAAAATGCCAAGTTCAGTGGTTCAACTCCGAGCATCTCATTCATACCCTTCTAATAAACGAATATGGCAGGCTTAACGAATTACCTTGAAGACAAAATAATAAACCACGTTTTTGGTTCAACAACATACGACAGACCTACTAATTGGTATGTCGGGCTACTGACTGCAACTCCATCCGACTCAGCAGGAGGAACAGAGGTGTCAGGAAGTGCGTATGCCCGTCAGATTTGTGCTTTTACGATAAGTGGTTCAGGTGTCGCACAGGCAACCAATACGTCAGCAATCACGTTTCCAACAGCAAGTGGAGGAGATTGGGGGATAGTTGGATGGGTAGGAATCTATGAATCAGCTAGTGGAGGTGAGTTAGTGGCCTTCCAAAATCTGCAAAAATCGGATTTTTCCACCACTACAACAAAAACGATAAATGATGGAGACATTTTCAAGTTCAATGCATCCACCATTAAGATACAACTTGACTGATGCTAGGTTTTGGTTCCGCAAAATTTAACCAGGGAACATTTGGCAGAGGAGTCATTGTCGGTCACACTGACCTTGATGCAACCTCCACAGTAAATACGTTTGGAATTGCACAAAGGCACGGATACGCTCAAACTTCTTCAACTTCGACTGTTTTAACATTTGGAAATGCAGTTTGGAGAGGATGGGGTGATATGCAAGGCACGACAACCATGTACTCATATCCGGTTGCTACATGGGCTGGTTTTGGAGACACAGTAACAGGACAAGGGACTATTTTTACTTTTGGATACCTTGCATGGGACAAGCAGGATTTACCAGATGCAACATGGGACGAACAGAATTTATCGGATGTAACATGGGGCAAACAGGATTTATCGGATGCAACATGGTCAACTCAAACAGTAAGCTAATATATGGCAAACACAACTAATTTCAGTATTGAAAAACCCAATGTAGGTGGAGCACGTAATTCCTGGGGAGGAATTGTAAATATAGA